AAATACGCTAGTGTTGCATTGTTTCTATCTTGTGTACTTGTTGAAAAGCAAGTATATGAATAGATTATGATGTAATGCTTATGTAGTTATATTTTTTCAGTTACCCTTAACTAAATAAAGGAAAAATTTGTTTTGATACTTTTTATTTGATTATTGGTTAGACTCTTTTTAAGAGTTGGAAGTTAATTGAACTATAGCTTTCAATACTAATAGACTATACTTGGGATAGTTGATGGTATCGTTCAAACTAAAGAATTTTATATTTTATTTTATATATTTTTATTTATTTTTATTTATTAGATTCCCGCCAGAATTAGCATATAATTTAACCTTTTAAATACTTATTTATTTTATATATTTTTATTTTAATTTTATTAATTACTATTATTTGTTTTATTACTATTTTTATATATTTCACTTCAACATGAGGATTACGATGGTGAGTTGTAAAGCACCCGGCTTGAAGGTTTTTCTTGGTAGTTGTTTTGTACTATAAACTCCTACTTGTGTGTTCTTTTTGGAAAGAATGTGCTAACCCATTATATCACTATAATAAGCAATAAGAGTTAACGCACGGTATTTTTATACACTGTTAGTTTATCCCTATCGAGTATAATTGACACAAAGCCTGGACTAACTTAGTTACCCTACGCCTGCAAACGTTTTTTTATACTACGGGATATACATACTCTTGCCGTTTAAATATTATATATATAATGGATCAATGTGAAATATGGATTGCGCTCAACAAAATAAAACTTCTTTACGGACTCAAATGGACTTTAATGCTTCGAGTGTTTACACTCAAAAATTTTTTCATACTTTTATTTTTAAATTTTTTCCTAATAATATTCCTTATTATATTAATGCTCAATTTTTCCATGTTAATTCCACATCTTTTATTTTTGATCGTACTACTAACGAATTTGTTTCTATTAATATATGTAAGTTTTTATATAATAATCGTTCGTCTAAATTTAAATTTGTTCATTTTACTTATTATCATATTAGATACACTGTTTTAATTCCGAAAAAATGTTCTATGTTCCATGTTTTTTATTACGAAAATAAACCTGTTCTTGCTCATTTTTATTTGAGATATAATCCCCCTAAAGATTGTGTATCTTTCGACCAAGGCCACTATTCTAGTGTGGCATATCGAGAAGAGACTAAATATCCATCATTTACTAGAATAGGTTCTCAAAGTGCTTCTGTTAATATTGATTCTTCGTTCGTTTCTCAATCTTTATTTTCTTCTTTATATAAAACTATCAATTTTATTGGCTCTTTAGAAGAGAGATTTTCTGCTATTTCAGAAACTGTTAAAAGTGATTTACTTTCTCCTTTCATTGCTTCTTTTTCTTCTTTTGTTTTAGCTCTTTATAGGTTTATTTCAAATTTAAATAATTTTAATCTTAAGACTATTGTGCTGGATATGTTACAGATGGTAGTTCCTTTATGGAGTATATGGACAGGTGCCCCTAAAATAAAACAAATTTATACTACAAGTTTAGAATCCCAATCTTTTAATTTTTTAACTATTTTAAAATCGTTAATCGGTTTGCCCTTTGATTTGGAAAGAGGCTTATCGAAATTATATAAGATATCTGAAGAAATAAATAATCCTATTCTTAGTGTATATAATTTAATAATAGATATATTTTGCGCCATTGTTCATTTAGGTGTTAAATGCGCTGAAAAACATTTTCCTAATTCTGATTTCTCTATTAATTTTCGTTCTTTTTATGAACATATCTCTTTTGATTCTACTTTAAGACGTTCCACTGATTTATTGTCTAGTTTTTTAGTTAAATATGCTCGCGACCAATCAATTATACATACTACTGTTTTTAGAAATGAAGCCACTTCTTTATATACTCGTTTTTTAGTTTGTTCTAACTTTCAAAAAGCTTTGCGTATCTCTAGTAATAGGAATTTGCAAGCTATGTGGTTAGAATTGCGTGGAATTGTTAAATCTATTGATAGTTTCTCTACTGCTTCTCGTGTTACTCCCGCTTTTATTGTTTTAGAAGGTCCTCCTGGATGTGGAAAATCTACCGCTTTAGGTCAAATAACTGAATATTTTTCCACTATATCTAAACCCCAACGCTCTATATATACTCATGTTTGGAAAGCTCGCGAGGAAGGAAAGGATTTCTATGATGATTATATGAATCAGGATATAATGGTTTTAGATGATGTTGGCCAAGGAGGTATGGGTCAATGGGCAAAAACAATGAATTTCATCTCTAATGTTAAATTGCCCCTTGACTGTGCTGAAGCCGACAAAAAGAACACAAAATTTTTTACTTCTTCTGCTGTCATTTGTACAACTAATAATTTTACTGGTCATCTTAATGTTACTGCCCAAGATGGTATAGCAGATATAAATGCCTTACGCCGTCGTCCTATTGTTTTTGTTTTTCAGGCTCCTGTTATTGTTAATAATGTTAGAACTTATACTGTTACTTCTCGTTTTTTTGATTTTTTAAATGTAGCCCCTGCATGGAAAGATGGTTTTCCCACTGATTTTGTTGCTTATATAAATTCTAGACCTAATGCTGTGCCACTTTTGAATACGCTTACGGGCACTCTTCCTGAGATTTGCGCTTGGATAAGCGCTATGACTCTTGCCCTTGAGGATTTTCATAAATTTTCTTTTACTCATACAACTTGCGCTTTTAATTCTACTAGTGTTAATCGTTTCTACTCTCAAGGTATTTTTTCTTTCTTTTCTGATAATTTTAAATCTAAATCACAAACATCTGTAATGTTTTCTATGGCTAATGATTCTATTAATTTAATTAATGATAAACCTCCTGAGTATGAATATCCAGATTTTTTAGATGATGAAGATACGGTTGACGATTATATTAGTGGTGCAGATCCTGAATTTCATTTTCCTTCTAACTTAACTTCTTCTTCTGAAAAATTTTATTATTTTTTAAAAAATAAAGCTTCTTCTCTATCTAAAGATGCTATTTCTTTTATTGCTTATTTGTTTAAATTTTTTTCACGTGTTAAAACGTGGTCTTTAAAACTTTTATCTTCATTTACTGTCTTAGTTAAAGAAAATCCTTTTTTAACCGCTTTTATTACCGGTTTCTTTTTATTGTTATCTACTAGTGTTGTTTTAATTACTAACCATTTTTTAAATAAAAATTCATCTGTAAGTTCCATCCCAGATGTGCACAAAAACCGACTAAAAGGATTTAGTACACAGGGATTAGAATTTACAGTCGACACTGATCAATCTCCTTCTAATTACTCTTATTGGATCGTCACGAAAGGAAAAGATGGTGCTCGCTTATCTAATGCTATTTTTTCTGGTAGACGCGCTCTTGTTTCTAGACATTCTGTTCATGGTTGTAAGCTTCTTAGTGCTTTTAAACTAAGATCCGATATTGATAATGGCCGCACTCTTTTAGATGAAGTTCCTTTTAGCATAGTTTATGATTCCCCTGCTTCTGATCTTGCTGTTATACAATTAAGTATAGCTACTAATAACCTTTTTAAAAAAGCTTCTTGTATTTTTCATGAACCTCTTTCAACTTCAAAACCCGGTTTAGTTAATGGCTCTCGGCTGGTTTGTCCAGACGGTGTCATCGATTATAATAATAGACAAGTAAGAACTAATGAGGATACTATGGCTGTTTTTTGTGATGTTTATAATAAAGACTTAATTTTTCCCCCAAAATCTGGACTTATTCACGAGAATGGCTATAAGGGTCTTTGTGGTGCTGTTTTATATTCTTCTGATAATGGCTTTCTTGGTACTCACGTTGCTGGATCAAATTCTGAAACCGTTAATCGCGATAGTTATAAGGGGTTTGTTGTATTATCTTCGGATTCGGAACGAAGAAATATAACAAGACTTATGACTGATTGTGGTGATGGTTTGGACATTGAACCAATTGATGGATCTGCTGCTCGAATTAGATACACCCCTGGCTCGGTAATACCGAAAACTTCTCTCAAAAAATCACGACTTTATGAAACTGGTGCACCGTTTATGGAAAGCGGGCATTGCAAATTCAAAGTCATACCTAAAATGGTAAATGAAGATGGCAAATCTCTGTTAAAAGAACTTGTCGCTCCGAATTTATCTAACACCGGACACGTTGATTTAAAAGCTTTAGAGTTTGGCCAAAAAGCGCTAGAGCAACATTTCGTATCATTTAAGACAATATCTATGAAAGAGGTTATTTGCGGAAACGCAGAGTTGGCCCCTCTTAACAAAGATAGCGTAAATGGATATGGATATAAAAACGACAAAACTGCTTATATTGATTTTGAAAATGGAACCCTTGATGAAGATTTTAATAATTATTTAATTGATTTAGAAAAACGACTTGTATCTGGAGATGTAGAGTTGACAGAAATGTTAGCCTATCATGCCTTGAAAGATGAACCCCGACCTGATGGAAAGAAACCCCGTACTTTTGCTATTATGCCTTTACATATGACTATATTATTCAAGAAATATTTTGGCTCGTTTATGACACATATTAAGAAAAATCGACACTCAAATGGAATTGGTATAGGATTGAACCCTTATAAAGAATGGACTAAAGTTTTTAATAATTTAACTGCTGGTAATAAGAAATTAATGGATGCTGATTTTGGTAGATGGGATAGATCGTTAATAGCTGCTTTTTTAGATCATGTTTTAGACTCAATTAGAAAATTTTTTTGTGGAACTTCTTTTGAGTGTAGGGTGTTAAAAGCCTTATGCGATTCTCTCGTACGTATGTTTATTTTAGTTGAAGATCATGTTTATCTTATTACGCACGGTTTGCAATCTGGTTGTTGGTTAACTGCTTTATTAAATTCTCTTATAAATAAATTAATTTCTGCTTGTGTTTTTTTT